CGCGACCCCCCCCGGGGTCGCGGGCGCTGCGGTGTAATTACCGCGCGGTCTGATTTCTCAGCCGTGAACAACATGCGGGGGCATTCTCTGGATTTCTCCAGAAACCCTTTCAAACGAGCCTTTCGACTCGCGTAAGCGGGCTTGTTTGTTTTCTTGTGCTTACGCACTTGATGCCTTCGGGCAAAGGGGTTCCCCGTATGACCGAGCGTTATCGCGAGCGTCAGAAAGACAATCCTGGTACAACTGGGAGTTTTACTTCCCGGTACGCCAAGACCAATTGGTCGGCGGAACAGGAGATCGAGTGGGTCACATACTTCTCTTTCGATTCTGAAAGGGATTATATGTGGGACCGCAAGACTCCGGGTTACTTCAAAGCAAAACGTGAAGGAACCCTCCTGCCGGTCTCCCCGTACCGGAAGCAGAAATACTCTGTATTTCAGCTTCCTGGTAACGGGGAAATTCTGACTCACCAATGGAACTCTGTTCAAGACAAAGAACAGAATCCTGGTGATCCGAAGTTCATCGAGACATTCGTATCGAACGGATGTCTTGGGAGAGCGGATTGGTTCGAACAAGTTCGACTGCTCCAACCTCCTCGACCTTCGGATGTATCTGATCTCGCACTTCAGGCTGCGCTCGCAAGAGCGCAAACTGATGCGTGGGATACAGCTACATTCCTCGCTGAGCTCGGGAAAACGGTAGAAGGCTTAGCAACCATCTACCCACGCTGGATGTCCATTTGCGAACGAGTCCTCTTGGAAACAAGGGGCCTAAATACGCTCAAGTCTAAACATGAGCGTCTACAGGCATACTCGGAAGCATGGCTCGAAGCTAGATACATGTGGCGTCCTTTGATGTATGACATCAAAGACATGTATACAGCTTACCAGCGTCTCGTTCAAGGGATTGAAAACCCCCTTGCTCGAGGTTGGGAGACTAGAGTTGGATCTCCCACACGTGATGTCCTATCATTCTCCTCTCGTACCCCCTCGTGCGTATACTGGGATGTTAACCAGATCGCACGTACTGCAGCTATGCCGTGGCCACAAAATGGCTTCAACATGGTCTGCCAGGGGGTGAAGGAACGAGAATTGATAGCACGTGCTGCTGTGGGTGTGCAGGTTAGTACCCGTACGGAAACAATGTTTGATCCGGCGGTTACTGCGTGGGAGCTTGTACCGTTCTCCTTCGTGTTGGACTGGTTTGTCAACATTGGGGAGGCGATTGCAGCTTTTTCGCCCTTTGCAACCGGCACACTGGCGTTTGCGACTTTGACTGTAACCGAACGTGAGACGGTGTCCCTAACGGGGTCCGCCTTCGCGCAAGATATTCCGGAACACTGGAGTCTTGTACGAAACACGCCGGCTATGTCCGAGTTTTCCCTCATTTCTGAGACGAAAATTCGGTCGCTTCCGACCAACGTCACACCAAACCTCGGCTTTGATGTGGCCCTAGATGCCTTCAAGATCACTGATCTCGTAGCACTTTGGCTCACTCGAAACCGTTCCTTTATGCGTCGACTCTTAAATCGGCGTTAACCCTCGTCAAGGAGACATATTCAATGTCTTTTAATCTTCCTTCCGGTTGGGTATTCCAATCCGCGAGCAACAACGGCAATACTGTGACCTATGCCCTTCCTGGGCATACCACCGAGAAACCTAAATTGTGCGTAATTTCGCGCACGATCCCGGTTTACAACCCGAAAAGTGGTTGGAGCATTCCTTCATATCGTGTTCGTGTAATTCACGGCATCGTGGATGTTGACGGTAAACCCGTCGAGACCCGCACTTCTGCTGACGTCACTTTTCGCCATTCTATGGCGTCGGGTGGTGCGGCGGAAGGTGATGCTGTGGTTACTGAATTCGCTTCGGTGATTTCCGCAGACGGCTTTGCCGCTGCAGTTTTCGCCGGTCAGCAATTCCCGAAACCAACTGTCTAGTTGGTTTCCGAACTGACCTCTCCCTAAGGAGAGGTTATCTGATAACGTTCGTAAGAACGTAGGAGCTACAACTATGTCGTCGAGAAATTCTTCTCGTGGCGCTCTTAAGAGCGCCTTTGACGTTCGGGTCTTCTTGGGTCACATTCTTGATGACTTATACGAACAGCTTGTGTCCGGTCCTGACAAAATCCGACCTTACCTCGAACTTCGAGATTTGGTTAGCGAAATTGACATGGTCCCGGACACTCTGCGGGATCTCTATGAGCTCCCGTTCTGTCCGTACAACAAGGCCGAATCTCCTAGGAGGTTCCGGCTTGTCATCAAGCGGCTGTTGTCAGACGCACGTTGCATGGACACAGTGGGCTACTATGCGGCACTCCGTCAGGTGGACGCTTGCGTTAGCAAGCTTCCATCATGGGGTGCTGAGACTGCTGCACGTCGCCGTGAAGCTGCAAGGGAGAAATTCCTCGCGGCAGACAAGGCGTGCGCCCGGGCTAATAAGCGAATAGCTCATTATAGCAAAAATCCCGGTCGTCTCTCACCGACTGTACGTCAAGTCATTTTCGAGGCTCAGGATGCGATTTTTCGCATGCTCGGTCCCGTTCCTGACGATGACGTGTTGTTCGGTGAATCCGCATTTGGCCCTGGCCTTACCTATGGGTTACCAGCTGAATACCGTAATCTTATCCATAAGATTCACGGCGGACAGACTGTTACCCCTCGGTTCCGATCTACCGCGCTCCGCCTCCTTTCCAGTGTGTTTCCACACTGGGCAGAGCACCTGTCCGTTTCTGGTCAGGTGCTGGAGATGGTGCGCGGTAACCGTGTAGCCTTTGTTCCTAAGACGTCAACTGTCGATCGTACGATCGGCATTGAGCCCTCTTTAAACGTTTTCTTTCAGAAGGGTGTTGATTCCTATCTGAAAAAACGTCTCCTTGGTCTCGGGCTTAGGCTTCGAGACCAAGAGTTCAGTTCGGATTTAATCCGGAAGAACGAGGGTCTAGCAACTATCGATTTGAGCTCTGCGAGCGATTCTGTCTCGCAAGGCCTAGTCAAGTGGTTGCTTCCGTCTGAGTGGTTCGAGGTTCTGGATATTCTCCGGAGCCCTGAATACACAATGGACAAAGGGCAGACCTGGTCGACTTACCACAAGTTTTCCTCTATGGGAAATGCCACCACTTTTCCGCTGGAGTCCATGATTTTTATGGCTCTTGCGCAAGGGTGTTGTCGTGTGGTAGGCTTGTCTAACCAGACAATTGGCCGATCTGTGAGGGTTTACGGTGACGATATTATCGTTCCACAGGAGGTCTCTCTACTTCTTATCGAAGTGTTGGCCTTCTTGGGGTTCTCAACAAATCGGGACAAGACTTTCATCTTTGGCCCGTTTCGCGAGACGTGCGGTGTCGATATCCTTCATGGTGTCGACGTCCGCCCCGTTTACCTTCGTTACCTCCCAGCCCGACCTTGGCATGTCGCTAACCTGTTTAACAGGCTATTGACAAACAAGTTCGGGTTCATGCTCGAAAGAGCATGTCAGTACCTTTTCCTGCTCGTTCCAAAACCGTTACTCGGGCCAGCCTATTTAGGCTGGTCTTCGTTGACGGGAGAGGACTGGGCGGAATGGTACGCCGGTAGAAACAGTGAGGGGGATGCCTACTTCTTCGCACCACATGCTCATCATGAGCCTGTTCGAGTGCGTCGTGGTTGGAACACCCTGGACGCTTATGTCCTCCAACGTTGGCTCGTTCTTCGTCGCCCCCTAAAGGGTGATTGGGACGAGCAAGCGTGTTACCTCGCGTTTCTGCTCGGTCTGGAAGGGGGTAAACCTCTTAACCATCAGCCTGTTGTGGGGGTCTCCGATAGTATTCACTACGGAAACTTCCCACAATTGGACTGGTGGCCGAGGTACTGCTACCCGGAACCGCGTAGGCCATCTGATCGTGTTCTTCGACAGGTGACTGCTGCGGAATTGGATAAGCTCTAACCGAGCCCACGAC